TACTTTTCGATTCTGCGGCCCTCAAACCTTTTCCCGATAAATTATACCCCGGAAGCCTTCAAGGCCCTCAAATCGGCCTAAATAACAAATTCGGCGGCAAGTCTATTTCACGGAAAAGATATGATATACCTTGATTCCGATACCCTGTACATTCCGAAGCCGTGGGATGCCCCGGCGGCGGACCGCTTCGTGCTGGTGAACAATGTCGGGTTGCAGGTCTATTCGGAGGCCGTCGAACTGACGCAAGGCCCGCTCTATTTTTCCGGGCAGATGGCCTTCGACCTCCCGGACGGGGAGTACACTTACAGGCTGATGGCCGGAGAAGAAATCATATCCGAGGGGTTGGCAATCAAGGGTGATTACACCCCGGACAGGACGGAATTTGAGAAAACGATAGAATATGAGCAATACGGAAGTTAAGCGGCTGACCTTCGCGGCGATTGACCCGTACTTGGAGCAGAACATCGTGACCCCGGTGGAGCGCAAGCACGGAAACCGGGTGGATTGGGGAGAACTGAACAAGTACCCGGACTATCTGTGGGACTTGTACCTCAATGTCACGACCCTGCAAACCATCGTGGAGGGTTCGGCGAAGTTCGTGGCCGGAGACGATGTGCTGACCACCCGGAGAATCAACGGGGATGCCCCGCGCAAGATGGTGCAGGCCCTCGGGCTTGATTCCTTCCTGTACGGAGGTAGGTGTTACCAAATTATCCGCAGCCGGGACGGAGGGATAGCGGAAACCCACCCCCTGCCCGTTCGGTATATCCGCAGCGATGAGGACAACGAGAGTTTCTACTACTCCGAGAAATGGGGGAAGGGTGCACGGGATTGCGTGGTATATCCCAAGTTCTACCCCTTCAAGCCGGAGGAATGGGCCGCGCTGGAGGATGAGGAAAAGAACCGCCACGCGAGTTCCATCCTGTTCGTGAAGAACGTGGGCGCGGGGACTTACCCTATCTCCCCGGTTCAGTCTGCCGTCAAGGACTGCGAAATCGAAAGGGGCATTGCGGACTACCACCTCAATGCGCTGGAAAACTGCTTCACGGGTTCGGTGCTGGTGAACTTTAATCAAGGCCGTCCGACGGAAGAAATGCAAAAGGAAATCGAGCGGGATATGACGGAGAAGTTCTCCGGCCACCAGAACGCGATGCGAATGATGTTCAGCTGGAATGAATCGAAGGACACGATGACCACGATAACGCCGCTAAAGGTGGAGAATTTCGGGGAGCGGTATGATGCCCTTTCCAAGTTCAGCCGCCAGCAGATTTTCACGGCCTATCGTGCGATTCCGGCCCTGTTTGGACTGATGGACGAAAGCACCGGGTTCTCGGAGCAGGAATTTTCCGAAGCCTTCAAACTCTACAACAGAACCGCTATCCGTCCCGTTCAGCGGGACATCGCCGACGAGTTCAAGTATATCTACGGCGAGGAAGTGTTAACCATCCGGCCCTTCACCCTTGAAGGCGCGGAGCAAAGCGTACAGTAATGGCAGAGGTTCTTCTTACCAGCGAGAAATTCGTCAAGAGTGTGACGAATATCTCCGACAACGTGGCCGGGAAGTTCATCCAGCCGTCCATACGGGAAGCGCAGGAAATCAACCTCCGGGGCATCCTCGGAAGTTGCCTTCTTGATGCCATCAAGTCTTTGGTAAAGGAGGGTACAATCGGGGACGATGGGAACGAAATGTACAAGGACTTGGTAGATGAGTGCCAATATTTCCTCGCTTACCAAACCATCGTGGAACTGATACCGAAAGTCAGTTACAAGGTCGGGAATTTTGGGCTTTCAAAGTCACAGGACGAGAACCTGTATGTGGCGAGTGTGGAGGAATTGGCCCGGCAGCAGTATTACTACCAATCGAAGGCCGACGCGCATTGTCTGCTCTTGCAGCAATGGGTCTACGACCGCCGGGCAAGTTTCCCGGAGTTGGATGAGTGCGACTGCAACCGCATTAAGGCGAACCTCTATTCTGCCGCCACTTGTGGGGTCTTTTTAGGAGGCCCACGCGGAAAGCAAATCAAGAAGGGAGGGTGCTGCCGATGACCCTGCTGGAAACCATAAACGCGATTGAGGTGGCGGCCAGCCGCCAGCCCTCCGTCAATATGATTGTCCGCAATGACATCTTCCGGCTTAACACCTACGCGGATGCCAAGTACGGCGTATTCGCGTGGACACAGGGCCAGCACGAAATCGGGATGGACTTGCAGACCTTCGTGTTCACTTTCTTCTATGTGGACAGGCTAACGGCAGACAAGCGCAACGAAGTGGAAATCCAATCCGTTGGAATCCAAACCCTCACGAACATACTGCGGCTGCTGGATGAGTGGGGCATCCCCTACGCGGATTGGACGGCGCAGACCTTCAACCAGCGATTCCTTGATGAGTGCGCGGGCGTGTTCGCTTCCGTCCGTCTGCAAGCCCCGATTGCGTGGGTATGCGCCAGCGATGCGGGCGAGGGCTTCCCCCTCGGCGAGTGTGAATGTGAATGTATTTAGATACGGCTATGATAGACAATAAATGTTGCAAGGAGAAGCGGGTATTTGTCGGCTCGGATGTCAAGTTCCGGGTCACGATTACCGCAGACGGCTTCGACCAAGATACCGATAATTGGGATGTGACCATCAAGCGGGGAAGCACCTCGCATACCTACGCGAAGGCCGATTGTATCCAAGCGATTGACGGCTGGTATGTAGCCTTCAATACCGCCGACTTCGGGGCTGGAAGGTACACCGCCACCATCGCGGCGTACATCCCGGACACGGACTTCCCGGACGGGACACGCAAGGAGGTAAAACGAATAGAGTTCCTGCTGGTTGAGCCGTGACCTGTATTGATGCTCATATCGAACTCGCCCCCCGCGTTTGCGCGGAGGTTTGCGTACATCCGGGCGCGGGTCTGCGGGCCTCGCTCCAGCCGTGCGCCTCGGCGGTATCGCTGGGGGTGGTCGCGGCCCTGCGGTGCGCATCCCTGCGGATGGTTGGCGGCGATATGCGTGTCCGGCTTATCCCGGTCTGCAAGGGCAGTATCGCCGGGCCGTACTTGGAGATTGCGCCGAGCATCCTGTGGCTTGCGGATTGGGCCGTGAATGATGTTTATAGCAACACCGATTGGATAGTTCAATAATTCAAAAACTTTTAGAATATGGCATACGCATCTTGGGTAACCCCCGACAAAGTGTCCGGCAATGGCAACGATTCCGTTGCGTGGACTGGCTCGGCTCATACCGGGCGAAGCAGCCGCACCACCACCGCGACCTTTGCGGCCTCCGGGGTGGAGAGCAAGACCCTCACTATTATTCAAGCAGGAAAGACGGAATTTGTGAGCATTGATGCAACCGCCGCCGTTGACAAGACGGGCGGCACTCTTACCATCCACGGCACTTCCAATTCCTCCAAACTGACTTTCTCGCTGACGGGCGCGAACAATATCGGCCTCGTTCTGCCGTCCTCGTACACGGCGGCAAGTATCTCCACGAACAACGGCGCGGCCATCACGGGTGACCCCGGCGCGGCCCAGCAATACGCCTTTGAGATTACCTTTACGGGCATCGCGGAGAATACCTCCATTGCTTCGCTAACTTCGCAGTTGACGGTCAAGACCAACAACAATCAGTCTGCCGTTTGCGATATTACACAGGCCGCTGGCGATGCGTACCTCACTATCAGCCCGACCACTATCAACCTCACGGCGGCTGGCACGGCGGTATCCGTTGCGGTTTCCTCCAACACCTCCTGGACTATCTCCTAATGACCACGCAGGTAGATTGGAATGATGGGAGCGGTGACAAAATCACCCTTACCTACGCGGCGGCGTTGGGGGCGCAGACCATCTCGGTCTCGTCCCCAGCCAATGCCGGGTATGTGGCACGCACCCGCATCATCACTTTCATGACCACGGCCGGAAGCCCTACGGCCACCGCTACACTGCAAGTCACACAACTGGGCAAGGATATTACGATAATCATCCGCAACGATGTCTACTCCGTGGACAACAATGTGGCGGTCGGATATGAGTAACTATGGCGATAACATACAAAGACATCAACCAGCTCACCCAAAAGGGTAGTGTGGCAGGGACGGAAAAACTCCCGGTCAGCGACACCCAGTACATCACCCCGGCGCAGATCGCCGGAACCCTGGGCAATGTCGCAATCATCGGGGCGCAGGCCGGGACGGCTACCTATGTGGACGGCGGGACGATTATCGACGTGTCCACGAAGGAGGACAACGCCAACAAGGTGACCGCCCTCTCGGCGCAGTCCACCGACACGCAGTACCCGTCCGCGAAATGTGTCTACGATTTGGTTGGGAATGTTGAATCATTATTGGCAGCGATATGAGCATAGAAACGGAAATCAGCAGACTGCAAGGCGCAAAGGCCGACATCAAGACCGCCATCGAAGCGAAGGGCGTGTCCGTGCCGTCCTCGGCGAAGCTGGATGCCTATGACGGCTACATCGGGCAAATCGTGACCGGGGGTGGCGGAGCAACCCTCACGCCCACGGCTGGAGATTATCCCGTGGTCGGCAATGGCGATCTTGGAGGCGGTGGGAGTGCGCTGACATCTACGGGTATCTCCGTGACCATCCCGGTCACGGGAACATACCGCTTTAAGTGGTGCGCCTTCCGGCGCAACAATAGCACCTCCTACTCTTGGAGCAGCCGCTTGTACCGCACCCGGAGCGGCAGCACCACGGCCATCGGGACGGAGAACTCCACTTGGACTTCGACCTATATCCAAACCAACTCGCAGGACATCGCTTGCAATGCTGGGGATGTGATTACTGTCTATGTCCGCGGGCGGTCAGCAACCTACTCTTGGGGCGGGATGCTCACCGCTTGCGTGGCGCAAAAAATGTGGACAAATTAAACGGATAAGATATGGCAAGCGCACCAATCAATAAAGTGCAGGACAAGAATGGTGACCAATTCTTTCCTATCACGCACCAGCAAGCGGTCATCAATGATGACGGGGATGACCTTGTGACCGAACTCGGGAAAAAACTTTCACTTTCCGGCGGTACGATGACCGGGGCAATTACTCCGGCAAGCGGTCAAGGCTCTACGCCTTGGAATTGTTCAACCCTTGAGGCAAGCGGAAACGTATCACTAAAGGGTGTCACCTCCATTGGCACAACATCAAGCGCAGCTCTCCAAATGCTGCGTGGTGGAGTCAACTACATTTGGGCATCAACGGCAGGAGGGTGGCTATTGTTCGGTGTGCAAGACAAGGGGTCGCAATCGGCTGCAAACGCAACATTGACCGTAGATGCCCATGGAATTGGCGTTGGCCCTAATATATACGCAACATCTGCCGCCGCATTGAATGTCAATGGAAATGTGGCTGCTACCGGGACAATCACGCCCGGCTCGGATGCTCGTATCAAAGACAAGCAACAAGATATTCTCCCGGAGGAGGCAATGGACATCATCGCGCGACTCAAGCCAAAGACTTGGGAATGGAACGCGCGGACTGATAACGCCGGGAAGAAAGCGGCGGGCCTTGTCGCGCAGGAAGTGGCAGAGGTTGTCCCAGAGGCCGTTGTCATTGGCAAGTCTATTGGATTCGAGGATTTCCACTCGCTCAACTACAATGCTATACAAGGCTACGAAATCGCCGCAATTAAAGGGCTTATCGAAGAAGTGAACGCACTGCGTAAAGAACTTGCAGAACTTAAAAAGACAAAATAGATATGGCAAACTATGCGAATCTGCTGGCTACCATAGCCGCGAATATCTACACCAACAATAACAACGAGGTTACGGCTGCCGGAGTGCAGGCTGCCGTAAACGCAATGGTTGCATCGTTGGGAGCTGGTTATCAATTTATGGGCGTGGCGCACATCGCCGACACGCCGAGCGGCTACGCGGACTTGCGGGCCTTTTGGCTGGCGGGCGAGGCAGGGACTTACACCAACTTCGGCGGGCTGGTCTTGGCTGACGGCGAGGTGTCGGTCATCAAGTATGACGGCAACGGCTGGAGCAAAGATAATGTTTCCAGCATTAACAAAACGCCGCTCAATCTTTTGGATACAACGAGGATTACCCCCGGCAAGTTCATCAACGCATCAGGCACGGAGAGCAATAGCGCGGCTTGCTTCATTTCGGATTTTATCCCCGTAGTAGTCGGCAAGACATATCGGTGCAACACGGACTACGGAACGGGCGCGAAGATTGCGCTATATGATAGCGAGAAAAATGTCATACTTGCCTCTATTACCAATAGTTCGGTGGGGCAAATCACGGCAACCGCAGGTTCGGCTTTCGTACGATTTTCCTCCGACATTTCCAAACTATCTGCGACTATGATAACCGAGGGCGAAATGCTCCCGGTGTATGTCCCTTACGCAATGGAGGGAAAACAAATTGGATACAATGTCAATGCGTACCGATGGCTTGAACCATTGGATAATGCGTACACGGATTCCGATTTTGAGAAGATTGTCACAACTTATACTTCCGGCTATATTTTCGACAGAGCCATCTCCGGGTATAGCACATCCGACTACATCGCACTTGATAGTTCGGTGAGGAAATATGCCATCTATATTACTGAATACTTCGGCGCAAATTTCAGCCTTGTCCAATTCTATGACAAGGACAAGAATCTTCTCATTGATGTACGCGGCGGTGCTCCTGATGGCCTCGCCATCGCCAATAAATTGGTTGTGCTGGCCGTCCCGGATAACTGCGTATATATCCGATTAGCCCAAAGTACTACTGCGGTAAACAATGGGAAAGCTGGCATATATCGGTTGATAAATGTGCCTATATTCTCATCGCTCGTTGCAGAGGCATCCTCGCACGCATATACGCCGACCCGTAACATACTATGGCTCGGCACATCTATCCCTGCCGGTGCGGAGTATCCTGCCAAATCGTGCGAGCATAACGGCTATACTTGTATCAATAAGGCGGTTGGTGGCTCACAACTCTCGTTTACCAACACGCATCCGCAGAGTGTCTTGGAATCATCCGGGCGTTGCTTGACCGCCACCGTTGCCGAGTTGGAGGCGTTATACCGGGCAGATGTCACCGGGGGCATTATACCCGAATCGTGGTTGACGGCGTGGAAAAACGGGAGTTATGAAAATTCAGTCATTCCGTATATTGATGGCACAAACCCGGCGCAGGTATCAATGATTGTGCTTGACCACGGCTTTAATGACCGCATAAACATCCATAACCTCTTGCAGAATGAGGGCGCGATTGATTGGACATCAAAAGACCGCTCCAATTTTGTCGGGGCGTGGAACTATCTATTGGAAAAAATTACCGCCATTAATCCATTTATCAAGATTGTCATCGGCGGATATTTCCAAAATGAATATGCGGCATATTACTCTGCGGATGTATGCCGGATGCAGGAACTCGTTGCAACTCGGTGGGAACTTCCATTGCTTGCCGCGTGGAAAGAGAGCGGTTTTTCCGCTCAATATGTCCCCGGTTCGTCCAACTATATCGCGCAGTACAATACGACCTATGGAACGAGCTACACCAAACTTGAGCCAAATGCTGACGGGGAGATTATGTTCTTGCAGTTGTTCTGCCCCGACAAGGTGCACCCGCATTCCGACCTAACCGGGAACGCCAATATCCGGCTGAATGGAATTTACACAAAGATGCTGAACAAAATTCTGTAAAGATGGATTGGACAACGATAATTACTTCAGCGCTTGCCGTCATCTTCGGAGGTGGATGGCTTGCCACTTGGCGTGTACAACGCCGGGAGGACAAGAAGGCCAGCAACGAGGAGTGGCAGAGTTTGTATAATGAAACCCGCGCCCGGAACGCCGACTTGGAGAAAAAGATTGATGAATTGCGGAGCGAGAATGTTGACTTGAAGCTGGAGAACGAGAAATTGAAGGCGCAAATCGAGCGCAACACGGAGGATATCAGTGAACTGCGGGCGCAGGTCAAGAACTTGCTTGCGAAGGTGTAGGATATGGCAGCGATTAAGACCAAACCATCCCCGTTAAAGATTCGGGTCAAGCGCAATGCGTATGAGAGCGGCGCGGGCTACACCCACGCCCGGATGACCACGGATGAGGGCGGTTTCCTGTGCTGGACATTAGAGCCGGAGGACAGGGGGTTGCTTCAAGAGATGGCCTTGCCGCAGATTGAGCGGAAGAAGGTGAAGGGCAAGACGGCCATCCCGAAGGGGACATACCGGGTGCAGATGCGAGTGTCCCCCAAGTTCAAGGATAAGTGGTACGCAAAGGAGTACGGGGGCAAGTTCCCGTACTTGTGCGATGTGCCGGGATTCAGCGGGATTATGATTCATCCATTAAACCGCCCGGAGGAAACGGCTGGCTGCATCGGGCCGGGAATGCTGCACGCCGGCATCCGGGGTCGAATTTTCGATAGTGTGCAGGCGTGGCAGGATTTGATGCGTTTCTATATCTGGCCAGCCTACCAGCGAAAGCAAGAGATATGGATTACGATAGAATAAAGAACTACCTCCTTTGCGGGGCGGCGGGGCTACTTCTCGCGGCCCTGCTTTTCGTTGCCTTCAAAACAGGCCAAAAATACCCCCTAAAACTCGATTCTGCGGCCACAAAGACCGATTCGGTAGTAGTTATTAGGCGCGACACAATACGCCTTGAAAAGCCCGTTTTTGTGACCAAGTATGTTGACCGGGTGCAGTTGGTCAAGGTGACAGACACGATACGTTTGAAAGACACCCTGTATGTGGCGATGGAGCGGGAGGTGAAGGGCTACGAAGGAGAAGATTACAAGGCCCAAGTGTCGGGGATTGAACCCTGTTTGGATTGGGTCGAAGTTTTCCCCAAGACAATAACCATCCAGCAGCAAGTCCCCGTCCCTTCTCCCCAAAGATGGAAGCGGATAGGCTGGGGCGTGAGTGCCGGGCCGGGTGTCTTTTGGCAACCCGGGATGGACAATGTGACCCCCGGTGTTGGTATCGTGGTCGGTCTGCGTGTAAATCTTTGAGCAAGTACCCCGTCTTATTATCGTGTACCCTCGCCCCGTCCGGGCGGGGGTTTTGCGTACCCGGCAAAGAAAGTTTGAATATTTTTTGCAAAAATGTTGAAAATATTTTGCATATTCAAAAATCATTTGTATATTTGCATACGAAAACAAACGACAAACAAAACACAACGCCTTATGAAAGCATACAAAATTATCAAAAAGGAATTTGGTACGGACATCACCTCCATCGTTAAACTGGTTTCCGGCAATGATGGCTGCTGGCACATCTTCGATGAGTTCGGGATTGACATTACCAAGTCTTGCAGATTCGTTGAAGTCAAGAACAACTAATCCCTTAATAATTAACCATCAACACTCATACCTTATGAACAACAACGTTTATCAAATGGTCACCGACCGCATCTGTGAAATGCTGAACAAGGGCATCATTCCGTGGCAGAAGCCGTGGCACTTCAACACCCTCTCCGACGGCGAGGATTGCGCCATCTCCTACACCACACGCCGGGCGTACTCGGTACTGAATCAGTGGCTGCTCGGCGAGCCGGGCGAGTACCTTACCTTCAACCAAATCCAAGAGCGGAAGGGCCACATCAAGAAGGGCGAGAAGGCCCGGATGGTGGTTTTCTTCAAACAATCCCAGTACAAGGAGAAAGACCCGGAGACGGGCGAAGAAGTACTGAAATCCTACCCCCTGCTCCGCTACTACAATGTATGGCATATCAATCAGACGGAGGGTATCGAATCCAAGGTCAAGACCGGGGAGCAGGAAGTCAAGGCCCTTGACCCGATTACCGAAGCAGAAGCCGCCATCCTCGGCTACTTGACCCGCGAAGCCGACCTCAAATTCTTCAATGACAAGCCCTCCGGGAAAGCCTACTACTCCCCCGCCGAGGACAAGGTTGTCGTTCCGATGCTGGGGCAGTACGACATCGCCGCCGAGTATTACTCCACGACCTTCCACGAACTTGTCCACTCCACGATGAAGGAATCCCGCTGCAACCGGGTGGCTGACAATAAGCGATCATTCTTCGGCAACTCCGAGTACTCCCGCGAGGAACTTGTTGCCGAGATGGGCGCGGCGATGCTCTGCTCCAACTCCGGGATTGATTCTGCCAAAGCCTTCCGCAATTCGGTGGCCTACATACAGGGCTGGCTCAAGGAATTAAAGAACGACCCCAAGATGATTGTCTGGGCCGCTGGACGGTCCGAGAAAGCCGCCCGGTATATCCTCGTAGAAAAGCCCGCACAGGCCGCTTAAATGATTCCGGGGGTGGGAATACCGCCCGCCCCCTTTAATCCCCTAAAATCGAGTTTTAGATAACATTATAAGGGAATAGGGCAGAAACGCCACAATTAACACAACAGGATATGGAAATTAGACCAACAATAAAAAGTGAACACCGGGGCTTCGTTCCAAATCTCGGAAACGGGATGGTAGGCGGCGAGTTCTACGATTGCACCGCCCTGTACTACAAACTGATTTTAATTGAGGAACTAACCGACGATGAAGCGGTACAGGCGTGGCTCTCCCAGCGAATCAATGACGATAGCATTAAGGTCGAAGCCTATATCACGGACGGCTACGATAGGTCTTGTAGCTGCGACATCTTTGAGATTAATGAGGTCTTTGAGCCGGAGGATTTTTTGAAGGCTACCGAAGAATGCCCCCTGCTAACCCCGGAAACGAAACAGAACCTATGGGAGCGGCTGGATACCATTGCTTACGATACCGATAATTATAAACCTTGTGAATAATATGGATAACGCATTTGAGAGGGCTCGCGCCGCCTATGGAACTGGCGCATACGATGACGCTACCCTGGAGTTCTTGTTCCCTCAGTTGAAGGAGAGCCGGGACGAGCAGATACGGAAGGCGATGCTGCAACATTTCAAGAACAAGACGAAAGAGAAGTGGTGCAACATCCCAGTAAAAGACATCATTTCTTGTCTCGAAAAGCAGGAATGGAGCGAGGAAGATGAGGACAAACTGGAGCAGTGTATCAGAATAGTCAGCGGTTGGGAGGGAGATTATGATATTGTAAAATCACCTTATTCTAATTTCCTCAAATCCCTCCGTCCTTCTTGGAAACCAAGCAAGGAACAGATGAACGCACTACAAAATGCTGTGGCACTTGCGGCTGGGAATAAGGTGCTGGCGGGACTCTACGAACAACTAAAACAACTTTGATATGGCACACCACATTGACGCAGAACAAATCCGCGCCGAGATTGATAAGCGATATGCAGAATATCGCGCCAAGATGAAGACCGATGACTTCACCTACTACGAAGGTATGGCAGATGCGCTTGACCTTTTTGAGCAGTACATCGACACCTTCCCGGAGCATCAGGAGGTGGACTTGGAGAAGGAGATTGATGAATATTGTGAACAAATACAGGCTTGGCAAATACAGGAGGCCCCGTTTACGAGCCTTGAAAACTGCGCTCGCTACTTCTACGAGCTGGGCAAGAACGCAAGAAAGGAGGACAAGTAAATGAGCAAGACAAAACGAGGGGGCGCACGGCCCGGAGCGGGCCGACCCCTGCAAGGAACATGACGAAAGAAAGCCGCCGCGATAATGCTGACCCCGGAAGGCTGGGCGGCGCGTGAACACCTCCGGGATGCCGGGCTGGATGTCAATGGAATGGTAGACGCCTTTCTCCGGCGGTACTTGCCGGATTCAAAAGAAATGACTACCTTTGCGCCATCGCGTAATTCATAAGGCGCGAGTGTTAAAGGAAAGAGCGGGGCGGGCCGGGAGGTTCGCCCCGCTTGTTCTTTGCAGTTTTGGTCACGATGATGTCATACTTCTCAAGCCCGAAATCCGTAAATAGTTAGCACCCAACCTCCCGGCAGGGTACTAACGCAATTCTAACCTAATCTCTCCCCCGCGCCCGGGTGCGCGTGCGCGGAATCCTATTCTACCATCCTATGGCCGTCCATCCGAATCGGGAAAGTGACCCTTGATGGATTCAAAATTTATCACTATTTTGTCAGAATGATAACCTTCAAACCCATCGTAATCCCCGGCAACCGCCGGAAGGACGGCACATACCCCGTCAAGATTCGCGTCACGTTCAGGGGAAAGACCCGGCGGCTGGCCACAACACTTGTAGCCCGGCAGACAGACCTGTCCCGCTCATTGCATATCAAGTCCCCGGACATACTCAACCGGGCAAACGAACTGATAAAGGAGATGCGTGCGGCGGTGTCCGACCTCTCCCCTTTCGTTATTGAGGGCTGGGATGTGGACAGGGTGGTGGCGCACATACATACCAAACTGCGGGAGGAAAACTTCGCGCTGGACTTCTTCGCGTGGAGCGATTCGTACCTGTCTCGAAAATCGCCCAGCACCCGGCGGGCCTACGATATGGCACTCCGGGCTTTCGAGCGGTTTCTTGGGAGACGGACGATAGATATAAACGACATCACGAAAGCCCTGCTGCTGGACTTCGTGGAGAAGAACGACTCGGAAACCAAGATGCAGTACAACCCCCGGACGGGGGAATGGATTGATACCGGGAAACCGAGGAAGGGCGGTGCGAGTTCCCGGCATCTGGCCAAACTCGCCCACTTGTTCAACGCCGCGAAGCAAAGGTACAATGATGATGACAAGATACTGATTCCGCGCAGTCCGTTTGATGCCATCCCCAAGCCCGTCCCGCCGTCCGAGGGGGCGCGGGCGCTGACCGCCGAGGAATTGCAGATGGTCATTGATTCCGGGCCTGACTTCGCCCGCGACATCTTCCTCCTTTCCTTTGCCACAATGGGCGCGAATCTCGCGGATATGTACGCCGCCAAACCCCAACTATCCCGCTGGGTCTATAACCGCCGCAAAACGGAACACAGGCGGCAAGACGGGGCGATTATGAAGGTGGATATTCCCGGCGAAGTGTCCGGGATTATTGGGAGGTTACAAGCTGGCCCGGCGGGCTGGTGGCTCCCGGCCCTGCATCGGTACTCCACCTGTAACGGCTGCACCGCACGGGTGAACGCCGGGTTGAAAGAATGGGCCACGGAAAACCACCTCCCTGACACGGAACATATCTCCTTCTATTCGGCCCGGAAAACGTGGGCCACGATTGCCCGGAAACTCGGTGTAGAGAAGGCCCTTGTGGATGAGTGCCTGTGCCACGTTGGGGACTATCGGATGACGGATATTTATGCGGAAAGAGATTTCGACTTGATGAACGCCGCGAACAGGAAGGTGATAGAATCCTTCCGCTGGCCGTAACAAAATCGGGTCAAGGTCTATTTATGGATAGAAGCAGGGGAATTTCTTTTCTCATTGTGTCTATGGGTTAGATTGGTTATAGTCCGGGGATGCAGCGATGCACCCCCGGTTCTATTTTAAGATGAAGACTTTTTCATTAGTGAATTGTTTTTTAGGTTTCGATGGCAGGGGTCGCAGGGATGCGACCCTTGTTCTATTTAATAATGAACCTTAATGGTTTAGCCATTTTATTTTTAAGATTGTTTTCATCGATACGGGCCGCAGTGATGCGGCCCGTATTCGTTAACTCTGTACGGGTTCCTTATCGGATAGGAGGAACAGGAGGTCTACCAGCCGGAGGATGAGTTCGGGGTGTTGCTCAATGTCGGGGCACTCCCGGATGGCCCTTTCGAGGGGTGATTCACTTTCCATTACGATAGAAGTTTTTTTCCAAGTTTGACCCGACCCCGACCGAGAATCCAGCCCGGCGGAGAATATCGGAGAGATCTGCGATGGCCCGGGCCATATTGTTATACAAGTCCAGAGTTTCGGCGGGGATAACGACATCGGGCCGCTTCTCCTGCTTGGGCAGTTCCCCGCCGGGAAAGGTGCGTTCTTCCCACCGCTGGGCCTTTGTGATAAGGGATTTTGTTAGATGTTTCTCCGAGCCATTCAGCGCCGACGATATGCCGGACACGTTCATTTCAAGAGCCTCTGCAAACTCCTTGACTGTCTTAACTACCCCCAGCCCCAGGGCCTTGCGGTAGATGGAAGTCAAAATTTCTAATCTTTCTTCGTGTGACATAATGGATTGATTTTGTGGTTGTTTTCTATGGTTTTCAAACTTTCATCGAAATTTTTTTAGATGAATCGTTGAATTATTCAAAAATAATATATATATTTGCATTGCATTTACATAATGATACGAAAAAATATGAGAAAAACGAACTCGATTAGAAGTCAGATAATCGCCTTGCAGAAGGGCGGGCAGATTATCTTCCGGGGTGTCCACGAAGGGACTTTGCGGAACACCTGCTCGACTATCGCCAACCTTTGCGACAAGACCTTCTCGGTCAGCAAGAAGGGTGACACGTTTATCGTAAACCGCTATGAATAATTCCGAGGTTGCACAGGTGGTGGCAGTTGTCCTTGAACAACTGGGATTAACTGCCGGGGAAATGTCCCAGCGGCAGGCCAAAAAGGTCTACGGGGGATACTTCGTGGAACTCGTTAAGGCCGGAAGAATCACCCCTGTACACACGGAGAAAGGCCACGCCGGGACGAAGTTCTACCGGGTCGCGGACATCCTCGCTTGCAAGGCCGAGGACACAAGAAAAGCACAACTCCTTAATACTCATACCTTATGAAAAAGATTTACAACACTCTCGCAGTTCTCGCAATCATTGCGGGGCTTGCCCTCTCCGTCAAAGCCCGCTGGTGGGTCGTTTGGCTGGTTGCCTTCCCGCTCCTGTACGCAGGTGCAATCTCCCTCATTAAGATGAACACGCATTGGATTGAAAAGTATTGAAAATGAAAAACGAGATACGAAGAATCCTTGCCGGGCAAGCGGATAACATTTCCTTTGAGGAAAAGAACGGGAATATCCTTGTGAACCTTGACTGCTACGCCATCGCCGGGTACGCCGCGAAGGAGATTGCAGACCTCGCACGGAAGAACGACCGCACTTGCGTTTTCACCATCCAAGCCATTAACAACCCGCACCTCCAGATTGTCTTATGAGAACCTGCACCAATATAGCCCACGCCGACGGGATGCGCTCGATAGTATTCACTATCAAGGCCGGGCGGCAGACCGAGGAAATCACAATGCGACTTCCCGAAAAGCCCTTCAAGGGCGGGGACTTCCGGCCCTCCACCACTACGAAGGTGTTGGACACCCTCTTGGAAGCCGTCTATCCGGGAATGACCGAGCAAGTGGAGTTATTCAAGAGATTCCGCACGGAGGTAAGAAATAACGCCCTGCTGATTAATTCCTCCCCGGCCCGATTCCGGGACACCCTCGAAGGTCTGCATAACCTTATCGAACTCGGTCAGCAGATTACCCCGGAGGGCGAGGAAGCCTACCTGTTCTACCGCTCCGCGCTGATGAAGATGAACTCCTTTGCCAGCGGTTCGGAATCCGATGAACTCCCCGAGGTCGTACAGGCCCGCCGGGAAGCCTACGAAATGAAGAAAGCCGAAACCGGGAAGAAGAATATCTCCCGGGCAGTCGAAACCCACAAAGCAAACCACGCAAAATGAACTACGCCCCGTCAAGATACCAATTCCGCAGCGACCTCGAATTTGAGACTGCGATGAATGAATGGCTGGCCGAGAACGAGCCTTCCTATATCGTTGCCCGATTCAACTACGACACCCTTGAATGGGAGCAGCACCACTTCAATTTCCTGTTTGAAGCAATGGCCGACTTCCGGCAGGGGCAGAAAGACCAGCTGGAGCACCAAGATGTGCGGAAACCCGCCATAGAGACGCATTACCCGTCCGCTTGGGGAAATATACCGATGCGGTATTCAAGGCCCGGAGAATCGAAAAATAGCGGGCAATACGGCGGGAATCCCGACCACCTCCCCGGCGGGTCACGGAGTGACTACCGAATGGCTGGATACAACAGATACTAACCCTTTAACATTCATATCTTATGGAACAAAAGAAATCCGTTTTCGCAGTATTGAACGAAATCAACTGCAATGACCACACCGAGCAGAAGAAGGCCGGGTACTCAACTCTTACTTATCTCTCTTGGGCTTGGGCCTGGCAAATCTGCAAGCAGAATTTCCCCGATGCCACCTATACCATCTACGAGAATGACAAGGGGTGGAACTATCACACCGATGGCCGGACGGCTTGGGTCAAGACCGGGGTCACGATTAACGGGCTGGAGCATATCGAATACCTCCCGGTTATGAACTCCCGGAATCAGTCCATTATCCTTGACGATGTGACAAGTTTCGATGTCAATAAAGCCATCCAGCGGTCACTCACCAAAGCCCTCGCCCGGCACGGCTTGGGCCTGTACATCTACGCCGGGGAGGACTTACCCGATGCCGCCGACGATGAAGCCCGCGCCGAAGTTAAGAAGACCCGCCAGCAGCACAAGAAAGATGCGATACAGAACTCCGAGTATTGGGCTATCGTCCGGGCCTACGCCAGCGGTAAGCCCACGAAGTCCGGCGGTGATTATCGGCAGACTTGGATAGAGAACTACAACCCGAGCCAAGAGGACATCGCCAAGTTCGACGCAGATGTGGAAGGATATAAGGCCGCACAGGCCGGGCAAGCAATCCTGTAAACGATGGAAAGGAAAACTAAAGGTATTTGGATTCCTATTGAGATTTGGGAAGCCCGCGACCTTAATTGGAACGAAAAGGTCTTACTGATGGAGGTGGATTCATTCACCTCTATCGGAGACCCCTGCTACTTCTCCGATGAATATATCGCTGACTTGCTGGGTGTTGGCGCATCCCGGGCCGGGCAGTTGGTTTCCTCGCTTGTCAAGAAAGGTTACCTCCGCCGGGCTGGATTCGATGGCCGTCACCGCTTTATCGAAACGACCCTCACCTTCCGTAGAGTGCTGGATGGTTGCGAAGCAGACTCGCAAAAAATTGCGGAGCAGACCAGCAAAAAATTGGTGGGCAGACCAGCAAAAAATTACGACCTAATAAATACGGATAATAATACAAGTATTAAAGAAGAAAACAATAATAAAGGCCGTTTTGTTATTCCGACGATTCAAGAGGTTTCGGACTATTGCCGGGAGCGCGGCAATTCGGTAGACCCGCAGCGGTTCATAGACTACTACTCCGCGAACGGCTGGATGGTCGGGAAAAACAAGATGAAGGATTGGAAAGCCGCCGTCCGTACTTGGGAAGCGAACCGAAAGACCCAGCCCAGGGTGAACACCCAGCCCCGGCAGGAGTCCGTCTATGAGCATAACGCCCGAGTATGGGCGGAAATATTTGGCCCTAAACCCGACGAGCAATGAACGAAGTTACTATCTACCAGCAGCCGCAGAACGTTTCCCTTGTGGATATGCGGGCCGATTCAAGACGATTCCCCCGGCTGGCCACCATTGACCAAGAAACGGCCCAGCACCGCTTGCAGGGTATCGTCGCAATGGCCTACACCTATACGGGCAGACAATACCAGCCCGCAGACCTCACCCTTGTCGCGCACGGCCTGTATACCGAGTTAATGCTGGACGAGGACGGAGTGGGAACGAAGAATATCTCCGTTGAAGAAATCGGCTACGCCATTCGCCGGGCCATCCTTTCCACCGAGATGTACGGAATTAACGTGGCCAGCCTGTACAAAGCAGTCCGAGCCTATTGTGTCGGCGAAGGGCACTACGCCCAGCAGCAGGCCAATGAACGTCGGGCCGCTGAACGGAAAGCCCAACTGAAAGCATCCGCCCCCGGGGCGATGCTGGAATCCTATGCAGGACAATTACTCCTTAACACTCATATCAAATGACAAAGATTAAACTGCAAATCAAGAACCGCTGGACGGGTTCGGTTCTCTTTGAGTTCGAGAAAGAGAATAATACTATCAAGACTACCCTTGTCGAAGCGGTAGAGAAAGGCGCAGACCTCCGTGGCGCAGACCTCCGTGACGCAAACCTCGGTGACGCAAACCTCGGTGGCGCAAACCTCCGTGGCGCAGACCTCGGTGACGCAAACCTCGGTGGCGCAGACCTCCGTGACGCATACCTCCGTGGCGCAGACCTCCGTGGCGCATACCTCCGTGACGCAGACCTCCGTGACGCAGACCTCCGTGAAGCATACCTCGGTGGCGCAAACCTCGGTGGCGCAAACCTCGGTGGCGCAAACCTCCGTGGCGCAGACCTCCGTGGCGCAGACCTCCGTGAAGCATACCTCGGTGGCGCATACCTCGGTGGCGCAGACCTCCGTGGCGCATACCTCCGTGACGCAAAAGAAACCCCATATCTCCCACTCGCCTGTCCATCGGATGGGTCTTTTATTGGCTGGAAAAAGGTGAAATCTTTATCGAGCGCTTACCTTGTGAAACTGGAAATACCAGAGGATGCGCGGCGTTGCTCGGCAGCCACACAAAAATGCCGCTGCGATAAGGCGAAGGTACTTGATATTGTAGAGATTGGTAACGAAGATAGGCATATCAATGAGATAATCAATACGAACTATAATGACTTGCTCTATAAGGTGGGCGCAATGGTTTATCCGGATTCTTTCGATGAAAACAGGTGGAACGAATGCTCTCACGGGATTCACTTCTTTATCAATAAACAGGATGCTATTAATTACTGATATGAATACCACCGAAGCCCTCGCCGTCCTCCGCAAGTCGGCACAATCCCTCCCGATTGGGAGAAGAAACCAAGTCATCAATCGCTGCGACCGCATCTACCTCCTGCTGAACGGCAGGAGCGCGAAACAGGCGCAGTCCCAAGTCCTCGACCACTATTCCTCCACCCGGAAGGTGGTGGCCGCACTCATCGCCGGGCGAACCCTGTCCTATAAGGATGAATCCGAGTTCGATACCAGCGAGTTCCACACGCGAATCTGCGAAGCCCGGAGGATTATCGCAAGACAATACCCGCAGTACACCTTCCGCGCCGAGTGGGCCGCAGACGGCAGGTACAAACTCTATTGGCTGGAAGTATGAACCTCGTAGAAATTATCTTCGCCGTCCTCGCGGGGCTGGTGCTCCTTATCGGCGGAACTCTTGTAACCATCATCGTATTACTCGCCCTCGGGGCAAAAGACAATAATTCAAATTCATAACAATTATGGCAAACCTTTATCTTGACATCTGCCTCTCCGATATTCCGAAGGAGAGAATCAAAACCGCCGCAAACGGCAAGAAGTACCTCAAAGCAATCATTCGCCCCCGGAAGCAGACAGACCGGGACGGCTACGACCACTACATCGCTGCCTTCATCCCGAAGGAGGAAAGGACGGACGGCCCGTGCTTTATTGGCCGGGCGCAACTCAAAGAGTACGACCAGCAGCCCGCCCAGCACCACACCGAGAAAGACGATAACGACCTCCCCTTCTGACCTATGCCCGGATACAATAACCCTTCAATGATTGAGCTGGAGAACTCCGTCCTCCGTGATCGGTACGCCGCTCTGCTCAAAGCATCCAAGAAGATGGTCGCAACCATTGACCGATACGTGGAACAGGGGTGCTTGCGCTCCGAACTACTAAACACCAAAAACGAACTCCAAAGTTTAACGAAATAATCCAAGCGGCGCGGTGTCAGATGCAGCACCCCGGCCCGTCCCCAACAATCGTTCTATGTGGTAAAATTGGGAGACTTCATTCGGCGGGCGCGAGGAGGTGGAGGTACGAAACCCTCCCGCCGCAAGGATTAAATTTTTCAAGATGCAGTTTTTTGAGGAATATATAACAGATTTTCTCGGTGACCGCTTGCGAGTGGTTTGGGGATTTAATGAGTATAGGTGGCTGGAGGGACACCCGGCCGCTATTCCGGGAAAAATTTTTGAGCAGAAAATCCTACCCAAAATAAGAGAGATACTCGGTAATAGGGACTTTTATTGGGGGGAAAAGATTTATGGCTATGACCATATAGAAATCACCTATAACTTCGAAAGAATCCTTTTCTTGGTTTTCAATCCCGGAAATATATTCCGTGAGTTCCTTGATGGCGCTTTCCGGGAATGGCTTGGACTTGAAGATATAGTGTTTTGGGGAATCCCGCCTACTCGTCCCTTCCGTTTTGTCTGCCGCGCCTATTCATCCCGATGTCGGGATTATTACTTACCCGCCACAACGGAATCCATATTAACCCGCGACTTTAAGAAGTTCCCGCCCACGGAGGAAGAACAGGCCGTTTGGAAATATATCTGTAAGACTGGAAGTATTCATCGGTCGGGATTATCCAAGAAAATAGATTTCCTCGCCCGTTATTTCGGGCTGGTCAATTCTGGAACATTAGTTAGCATTAAACCAAAAGTTATCACATTATGAAACCTGTAAACGAAAAATCTCTCTTTCATTTCCTTTGCGCCGCGATGGACGATGTAGCCAGCGGGGCGATGCAACCCGCACAGGCTCGGGAAATCTCCAGCCTTGCCCGCGAAGCGGAGAAACTCCTGCGAGGGGAACGGGAACGCGCCCGGCTCCTTATGGAAATGGATGAACACGAACGCAATTTTGGTAAACGCCCCGCGTACCGGGAACTGGCCGCACTTGGATTCGCCGATACAACCAAAGATGCGCAGACGGGAAACCCGCGCAATGACGATGCGTCTTATATCAAACAACTACCAAGATAAACTACCAAGATAAACTACCAAGATATGAACAAATCTATGAAGCCGAGCGGGCCGAAGCCCCTCACCCCGGAGGAAAAGAAAAACCAAATCCTCCGTTTCCTCTCCCAAAAAAGAGAGCAGTACGCAACCTCCATCCTGTTCGGATTGGTACACAACCCCAACCTCGGGATGACCGCGGAACAGGCCGTAGAATGGTCTATGAAGGCCGCAGACCTGATGATGGAAAAACTATTCCCGATTGCCGAACAACCCGCTGAAACGGAAAAGTAGACGGGAATAATGCCCTACTACATCAAGCGCAAACCGAAAACCCCGAAGTCGGGTATCAATGAAAGGAAACCCAGCACCGCCGCCCTTGTGCGGAAATTGGATAAGGTTTTCTCCCTGTATATCCGGCTCCGGGATTCGGCTGCGTATAACTATCAGTACTTCCGTTGTATCTCCTGCGGGCAAATCAAACCCTTTGAGCAAATGGACTGCGGGCACTTCATTTCCCGGACGCACCAAGCCACCCGGTTCGATGAGGAAAACGCACACGGGGAGTGCAGGTTTTGCAACCGCTTTTCCGCTGACCACATTATCGCCTACCAGCGCAACCTCGAAGCCAAAATCGGGAAAGACCGCGTGGATATGCTATTAGCAAGGGGACGGATGACCAAGAAGTGGAGCGCGTTTGAACTGCAACTCCTTATCAAGCATTACCAGCAGGAAGTTGACAAGATGCAGGGAAAGTCTATTTAATAGCGAAATGACGAAGATGGAGATAGGCGCGGCGCTCGCTCGGGACAGGGTGGTGGAGCAGATGGTCTGCAACATCGCCCATACCCGCCTATCCCAGAATCTCAAAGACCTCTGCCAAATGGTCTACCTTATCCTGCTGGAATACGATGAGGACAAAATCATAGACCTTTGGGAATCGGGCCAAATCCGCTTCTTCTTGGCACGGGTTATCGTCAATCAGTTGCGCTCCCCGCGCTCTCCCTACCACGCCGTCATCCGGCGATTCTCATCCCGGACAGACGACATAACGGACAAAGACTTCGCCGATGAATGATGTACTACGGGACTACAAGGAAATCCGCAAGGACTTCGAGATAGACGATTCTATCTTCAACGCCGAGCCGGACAAGGTACGCCGGATAAAGGAAATCGTGCTGAATCGGCTTGACCAAGTGGAGCGCACCCTTATTCTCCTGTACGCCGACTGCGGAAGTCTGCGGGATTTGGGGAAAAGATTGGGGATGTCCTACGGGAGTGTCAAGCGGGTACTTGACCCAATCAAGGAGAAGATACTTACTGAATACTACGAAATGACTGCAAAGGAAATCAAGGAACGATTATGAGACCATTTGAAGTTGAACATATCCGGGAGTTTGGGGACGGAACGTGCGAACTCCGGGCAATCCTTAAACCAGGATTCACCACCGGGGACTTGATTGATTATGTCCTTTCCCGAAAGCAGGATGCCGGTTGTATCGAACCCACGAACCGGGACAAACTCGGTACTCTGAACTACGCCTTCGGGAAGGCCGAAAATGATTACTTCATCCCCGAGAAGGAGATCAAGCGGCTGACCCTTATCGGGGGCTATCACAAGTGGGACTATATCTATGAGATATGACCATCTACGCACAACTTCCTATCGTGGCCGCGATTGTCGTTTATATCGTGGATGTGTCCGGCTTCACGCAGTCGTGGCGGGATGCCCTCGCCCGGAAACTCAAAGTCCGGGAACTAAAGCCGCTGAAGCCATTTGACTGCGGCCAATGTATGACGTGGTGGGTATGCCTTATCTACTCTATTTGCGTGGATTTCTCGCTGCTCGCCGTTGCTGAATCCGCCGCGCTCTCGTTGCTCTCCGTAACAATCGCCGCCGCGCTGCTATTTATTCGTGAAGGCTCGTTGTGGATTTTTGACAAACTGACACCCAAATGGTAGACTACCTCTCCGTTATCGTTGAGAACCTGACCGGGTTCGACCCGCTCAAAGACACGCGCAAGCGGGGGAACGTGGAAGCCCGGGCCTTATTGGCCAACGCCCTGCTGACGATGGGAATGACCGAAACGGAGACCGGGGACTTGCTGGGGAAGAACCACTCCACCATCCACCACTACCGGGACTTGCTCAAAGACCTCCCCGCCCTTCAAAAGACTTGGGAACGACTGAAAAAGATACTTGATATATGACTGACCGCGATTTCAACTACTTAAGCCAGTACGAAGATAACCTCCGTACCGCCGTCCGCTCCGGCTGGGCACGCAACCCCGGACGAAGCGCCCTGCAAGGCATCTACGACATCGTACACGAAACCGAGCAACTGCCCAGGTTCAACCCCGGCTGCGCGTCCTGTGTCCTCTCCATCTTGCAGAAGGCCGGGAAACTCTACTTCACCGAAAAAGAAGCCCGAGAAGAAGCAGCAGCAGTCCCGCAGGAGGCCGAGAAACCCGCTATAAGCGACACCAAACCCAAAGACAAGAAAACCACCGCCCGCAAGCCAAAGGCCGCTAAAATCGAAAAGTAGAACGCAATGCGAGAATTTGTTTGCGCCACCTGCGGAAATGTGTTCCAAAGCAAAAAAGCGGACAAGAACAGAACGCCAAAATTCTGCTCCCGCGAATGTGCTGCGGTCAGCTTCCGAAAGATGAAAGTTTGCGCCCATTGTGGCCGGGAGTTTTACGATTGGACGCGGGATAAGTATTGCAGCCACGATTGCAAAGTTGCGGCCCTGCGTGGTGTCCCCCTTTCGGAAGAACACCGCCGCAAGTTGAGCGAGGCCCGCAAAGCATCCCCGAAATGCCACGGCGCAGCACTTTACAACTGGAAGGGCGGCGATGAAACCTATCTTGAACGGATGCGCGGACACAACCAACGCCGCCGCGATAAGACTGCTGGAATCCCGGTGGATAGGAAGTATATCAAACTACTAAAAGCAGCGCAGCGAAATCAGTGCTTTTACTGCGGCGAATATATGGGTAACGCCGCGACCCTTGAACACCTTACCCCGGTATCAAAGGGCGGGACAAACGCAAATCACAACATCGTTCTCGCCTGTAAATCCTGCAACTCGCGCAAACACGATTCGACATTTGAGGAATACATTATCAAAACCGGGCAGATATACCTCGCCGACAAGTATGACTACTTGCTGGCCCGGATATACGCCCCTTATATGATGGCAAAATGAAAAAAACACGCACCACCGCAAAAGTAAAAGACATCACGCCAAATGACGGGCAACTTGAATGGCTACCCCGTAACCCGCGACAATGGACAAAAGCGGACATTGACAAGACCGCCGCATCGCTGGAACGCGACCCGGATTTCCTTGAAGATAGGCCCATCCTGCTCACGCCGGAAATGATTGCCTTTGCCGGGAATCTCCGGCTGACCGCCGCGAAGCAGATAAAGCGGAAGGAAGTCCCCGTAATTATCTACACCCCGGAAACGGATGAAGATTACGAAACCATCAAGCGCAGGACAATTCTTGATAACGGCTCCTTCGGCGCGTGGGATATTGACCAGCTCGCCAACGAATGGGATAACGGGCATCTTGCCGAATGGGGCGTGCCGGAGTGGATAACGGGCCAGCCGGAAGACCCCGGTGCGCTGGATGCCCTATTTGAGGAGGCCGGAGAGGGGAAGCCCAAGCCCATCAAGGTCGTGGTCGAAATTCCCGCCGCCTATGAGGATAAGTTGGGCGATATTTCTGCAGCCATCGAAGTAACCTTGCAGGATTGGCCCGGGTGCAAGGTAGTATGAATGTCTACATTGCTGGCGAAAATGGGAAGCATAGAATCCTGGCGCAAATAATCGGGGGCGGCTTCGTGCTGGATACTATTTTCTCGGAGCGCTTCTACTTCACACCTTTCTTTGGAATACGGGTTAGATTTGGCGCATAACGCCCACGATGATACGACGTGCAGGGGCGGTCCGTCAACCCCGGCAAATCGAGTTTTAGACGGCAAATATCAACGATTTTTCTACGATGGGACGATTTGAAAAAGGGAACAAGATTGGCAACCGCTTTTCGGCCACAAATCAGCCAGCCGGGGCGGGCAGGAAGCCCAAGTTAAAGTCCATCCCGCCCGATGCCCGGGAGAAGGTGTACGCAGCCCTGTACCACGCGCTGACCCTGCCCGACCAGAAGACGGCAGCGGAGTACCTGAACAAGACCGCCGAGGAACTCCCGGAGTTCGGTTACTTGATTCAGGTGTACGCGAAGGGGATGATGGGTAAGACGGCGGGCATCTACACCTCCGACATCCTTGACCGCTTGTTCGGGAAGCCGAAGCAGGTGTCCGAGATTGGATTCACGAAGGAAGTCCCGGTGCTGGTATCGAAGGAGGAGCAGGAAGCCTTCAACAAGTGGAAGAAGGGCGAATGACCACGACCCCGGTATATGACAGGCTGGTGGATGCTGTCGGCAGGACGGAGCGGTTTGTTTCGTCCTGCGGCGGTACGCGAAGCGGCAAGACCTTCGCTGCCTTGCAGTTCATTTTCAAGCTGGCCCTGTCCGATACCCGGCCCACGATAACGAGTGTAGTGTCCGAGACCTTCCCGCACCTCAAACGTGGCGCGATTCGTGACTTCCGGGAGGTGCTGGGTGACTTATGGGACGAGGACTGCTGGAGCAAGGGAGAGAGCATCTACACCCTGCGGAACGGAAGCCGGATTGAGTTCTTCTCGGCAGATGCCCCGGCGAAGGTGCACGGCCCGGCCCGTGACAGGCTTTTCCTCAATGAGGTGCAGAATATCCCGTGGGAAATCGCCCGGCAGTTATTTGTCCGTACCCGTGGGCTGGTACTGATGGACTACAACCCTACACACGAAGGATGGGTGCAGGAGCAAATAGAATCCCGGAAGGAGTGCGTTACGATTCACTCCACCTACAAGGACAATTCTTTTCTCTCCCCGGAGCAGGTGCGGGAAATCGAAGCCAACCAAGGGGACGCGAATTGGTGGCGGGTGTATGGTTTGGGGCTGGTAGGCAGTTTGGAGGGCCTTATCTACCCCGACTTCCAACTCATTGACAAACTCCCGGAGAACGAGGACTTAACGGAGGTATGGGGAATGGACTTCGGTTTTCAAGACCCTACGGCGATTGTCAAGGTGCTGGCCGACCCTGGACGGAAAGTTGCCTATGTCCAGCAGAAGTGCTACGAGCGGGCGATGAAGAACGAGCATATCACGGCCAAGTTGGTATCTGACCCGCCGGGGAGGTATGTGAACATTTGGGCCGATTGCGAAGACCCCAAGAGCATCAAGGAAATCGGGGATGCCACAGGGTTGAAGATAAGGCCCTGCGACAAATCCGCCCCCGTTAGAAGTGACAAGCGGAAGTTCCAAATCCAATGGATGCAGGGCTGGAAATTATTTGTCACGAAGGATTCCCTTGACCTCATCAAAGACCTCCGAAATTACTGCTTCGAGAAGGATAAGGACGGGAACCTTACCGACTACCCGATACACGAATGGTCACATTGTTTTACCGGGGACACAAAGGTGCTGACCGATAGGGGCGAGAAATCTATCCGGCGAATCAAGGCGGGCGATTTTGTGATAACATCGCAAGGCCCGAAAATGGTCTTGAAAAGATGGAATAATGGATGCAAAAAGATATTGCATTTATCAATAAAATTTGTTAATTTTGAGATAGTTATAAGGGTAACACCCGAACACAAACTCAAAACTGACAAAGGATGGAAACAAGCAAAAGAAATCAAGGCCGGAGATGTGCTATTGCTGAACAGGTCTTTAATGGAAAAACTTACTACCTCTACAAAGGGGAGCGATATTTTAACCGCGCAAAACGAAAGATGCACCGGGATGTGTGGGAATTTTATAACGGCCCTATCCCAGCGGGTTATGATGTTCATCACAAGGATGGCAACACGCATAACAACGATATTTCAAACTTGGAATGCTTGCCGAGAAAAGAACATCACGCCCAGCACCGGGAAGAAAGTTCGCGCCGCGCGAGGTCTGCGGAGGCGCTGGCACATCTTCGTATTGCGAGCGAAAGCGCAAAGGAATGGCATCATAGCGAGGCAGGCCGGGATTGGCACAAGGAACACGCAAAAAGAATGTGGGAAGATTACCCGGTGCGGGAAATGGTGTGCGAGTGTTGCGGGAAACGATTTGAATACCGCTCCGCAACGATTCCAAGATTCTGTTCCAATGCCTGTAAATCAAAATGGCGCAGGGATGCAAAACTTGACGATGAGACCCGAACCTGCGTTATTTGCGGAAAAACATTCAGAGCAAACCATTACTCCGATACTTGCACCTGCTCGCGTAGTTGCGGTGCAAAATATCGGTGGCAAAAACAAAAAGCGGGTGGTTTATGACCTATCCGTGGCTGATTGTCACGAATATTTCGCCGCCGGGGTGCTGGCCCATAATTGCCCGGATGCTTTGAGGTACGCCCTCTACACGCAGTTCGCCGGGAAAAACACCGGGAACTATACCATCGGTTTTGCATCAAGACAAAGAACGTATGATACCTTGCATAGATAACTACAAAGACCTGTCCCTCGGAAAGTACGAGGACATCATCAAGGCCAATTCGATTGAGAGCGACATCGACCGCCAAGTGGCCGTCCTGTCCATCCTCACGGGCCTGTCGGAAAGAGAACTGCTGAACCTCCCAATCGCGGAGTACTCCCAACTCGCAGCCAAGACCGACTACCTGCAAACGCCCGTGACCAAGACAGGGAGGATTGCATCGAAGTACCACGCCGGGAAGTTCACCCTTATCCCGACCGGGGACTTGCGGAAGATTACCACGGCGCAGTACATTGACTTCCAGACTCTCGCCCCGGAAGGGGATGCGAAACTTGTGGAGATTCTTTCCTGCTTCCTTGTCCCGGAGGGGATGAAGTACAATGACGGCTATGATGTAGTCGAAGTACAGAACGCCATCCGGGAGGACTTGTCCGTACAAGATGCGCTGAACCTGTCGGCTTTTTTTTTGAACAAGTACGCCGCCTTAATTCGGGCTACCCGACGCTCTTTGGAGAGGACAATCAAGCGGGAGACCAACCCGAAACGGAGGAAGAGGATGTCAGCCCTTTTGCGAAAAGATGGGGATGGATAAGCTGCGTGGATGCGGTCAGCGAGACCCTGCGCTGCGAGTGGGACAAGGTGTGGAATCTGCCCGCGCTGGAGTTTCTGAACCTCCTTGCGTATCGGAGGGACAAGCAGGCCGAGGAAAAGGCCAAGATTGAGAAGTGGAAGAAGAATCATTGATATGGAACTGATGAACCTTGACAACCTCCGTAAAGTCTTGGAGGAATACGCCGAAGCCGTCCGGCAGGAGTACATCGCAAACCTTGAAAGGGATGGCCGCCCCGCGTCCGGGGAACTGATTAACACGATGACCGCCCGCGTGGAGTACGGGGATAACGCCTTCGAAGTGGTGCTGAACTTGAAGGAGTACTGGAAATATATCGAATACGGCACGAAGGGCTGGTACACCGGGAATCCGGGGCGCAAGTTCCCGCCCGTCAGTAAACTGCTGGAGTGGATTCAAATCAAGCCGGGATTCCCCCGCCCGGCAACCCTCCCGGAGCAGCGGTCACTCGCCTACGCGGTGGCCCATAAGATTCAGCAGTTCGGCACAAAGGGCCGGGCAGACCTCACAGAAGCGAAGATGAACGTGACGGAGAGGTACAGGCAGAGAATCGCGGAAGCCCTCGGGCACGATATGCGGGACTATATCCGCAAAATAGCGGCCAAATAGCGACCTTAAAGCAAAAGACGATAAATTATACCCAAAAGCCCTTCAAGGCCGGGAAATCGAGTTTTAGAGCGCATTCGGAAACGATTTGCGCTCGTTTTCTATTTCACGGAAAAGACACACGATATGCAACCGATTTGGAAGGACTACTACATTGACCTTGGAGCGAACGCGGCCCGGGACTATGAGGTGCAAGTGGACGGGGCGGTCATCTTCTCCGGGCGGGCCTACCTTCGTCCCGATGAGGACACCATCAAGGTCAAGATAAACGACATCGCGGCTGACTACCTCGCGCACTTCCTGCCGCCGGAGCAGGGGTTCACGCCCTTCGCAATGGCGCAGCAGTTCGACATTTACGCCGGGGGGTCTTCGGTGGAATCTATTATCTTCTACAACGACTGGTCTTACGATTGCAGTTTTGACCCGGACACGATGCCCCTGTCCGTTCCGCTGGGGGCGCTTGATTCCCGCCAGCCGCTCATCATTTCCGCAATCACGGGGACGCAGATAACGGCTACCCTCTACTTCGGGGACGGAACAAGCGCACAGGTGGTAAGACCTATCCAAAGGACGGCAGACTTCAATAACGATTTCAACGAGGATTTTTCCACGGAAGCATCCAGCGCAATCGGCGGGGCTGCTATCATAGACCTCGCCCCCTTTGACAATCTGGTGTCCGTTCAAGTGGGGACTATCACTTATCAAGTCAAGAAAACGTGCGCCAGGTATGCGGTCTATTATATCAACGCCTACGGGGGCTGGGATTCGCTGGTGCTGGCCCACGGCAAGAGAACCGATAACCTCACCCGCCACACCACGAAGTACGACTACGACAACAGCAACCCCTCCAACCGGGGAGCGCGGGACTACGCCGTCGAGGTGTCCCCTTCGTGGGAACTGATAACGGATTGGCTGACCCGCGGGGACAAGATGCACCACTTGCTCAACTCTCCTTTCGTCTACCTCTACGACTTGGAGGAAGGGGTCTTTATCCCGGTCAACCTTGAAAACACGGACACCGAGTACAGGGAGAGGTTCACCAACTACACTTTCAATGCCCGGCTGGCCCGGGAGCAGTACAGGCGATGAGATTGACACTTTACATCGGAGGTCAGAAGGCGGATATGACGGAGGATGGGTTCGTCCTCTTGAACTACGCCATTACTGACCTCACCAATCCGGCGGTCTTAAAGAACTCTTGGACGCAGGACATAGACCTCCCCGCGACCCCGGCGAATGACAGGATATTCGGGCACTCCTTCCGGGCCGACCGGCTGGCCGGGGGCGGCGGCACGGGGGCGCAGTTCAACGCATCACAAAGAACCTCCTTCGCCCTCTATGCCGATTCCGGGGAGATAATCTACGCCGGGTATTTGAAACTCAACTCCGTCACGAAAGACACCTACTCCGTGTCCCTGTTCGGGGGGCTTGGGGATTTCATCTACAATCTGTCTTTCACCCCGTCCGGGGAGAAGATGACCCTTGCGGACTTGGACTACGGCGTGGACTTGGACTTCGTTATCAACAAGGAAGCCGTCGCGGATGCGTGGGCGCGATTGGATGGAGATACCAGCAAGCCGGAGAAGTGGGACATCATCAACTTCGCCCCATGCTATAACGGATTGCCGGAGAACTTCACGACTGATAAGGCCGTGGCAGAACCAAGTGTTTTTGGGCTGCAGAGTTCAATAACCAAAGACGGCAAGACCTATACCACCAACAACGGGGTATGCTTGATTAATTATCCCGATGATGTGGACGAATGGGCGGCGAAAGACCTCCGCTCCTACCTCCAGCGGCCCGTCCTCTCGGTTCGGAAACTGCTGGATGCCATCGCGGACGGGAATAATAACGGCGGGTGGAATGTTGACCTCTCCGACCTCGCCGATGTGCCGTATCTTGACACTTGGATAACCCGGCCTTTGCTGCCGAGTTTGGGAACTTATAAGCAAATGACGGAATCCATCACGGGGACTTTCGTGCAGTATTCCTCCGGGAACGTTATCGGGCGTTTTGCGCTGGCGAATGTCCCCAGCGGAGCGGAAGTGACTGCCCGGGTCAGGTGCAATCTGCGTTATTCTGTGCCGGGGGCATCGCCGAGAACGCCCCTGCGGTCTTGGGATGAGAAGCGGGCGCAGTCGTATGTCCCAGCCGGGATTGAGCAGCAAGTCCTGTTCGTGCAAGCGGTAGGATATGCAAGCGATAACACACAGGTAACCGCTGGCCCGGTCAAGGCGTACTACAAGAGCGCGAATGTGGCCGATGCCGAAACCCTTGCAAGCGCCTTTGGGTTCATCCCGAAAGGGAATGCGGGCTTCGCTTCTGCAGATGTTGACCATTCCTACTCGCTGGATAATGGCTACTATGTCCGGCAGCGGGATTTGGAGTGCGAGATAACCGGGGTGAACATTGCGCGGATTGACATTGAGGTCACGGCATACCGCGCCTATATTCTCTTGGGTGGCGGTGTCTATTCGTTCGCGGGCGGAACCGGCTCCGGGACTATCCTGTGGTATGATTCCGCGAATGCCTACAACCCCGATGCTTGGGCGGCAACGGAGGGCAGTTGTACCGCCACCAGCACTTCGACCGAAAACCTGCGGAGCGGCGCGTATATCACCAAACGGATGCTCCTTTCGACCTCCGGCACTCCGGCAGAATACCTGCTTGCCCTGTGTAAGTCCTTCGGGTTGTATATCCTTGCGGATAGTGCTACCAAGCAAGTCACCATCCTCAAACGCAAATCCTTCTTCGTGAATGAAACCGAGGACTTGACGGACAGGATAGATGCCGATTCTGTTGTTATCAATCCCGTGGCCTTCGATTCCAAATGGTACGAGTTCAAGACGGAGAGTGTCGGGGGGAGATTCGAGGAAGAATACCTCAATACCGAGGGGGTGCAGTACGGCATCCAGCGAGTGGACACGGGCTATGATTTCGACGCGGAAGTCAAAGACCTTCTTGCGGGATTGGTGCTGAAATCCTGCGCAGCGGTGCAAGACCGGGGCAAGTATTGGTACTCCATCTTGGATAATAACGACTTCTATCCGTCCCCGTTCATTGACGGCGGGACTTATACCCTATGGAACGGAAGCGAGAATCTGGACACCGATATTGTCCTTCCCGCCGGGGCGAGCCTTGACCCGCTGAACACCACTTATCCGGGGTATGACCTTATGAGCCGGGCCGAGTTCCGGGACGGCGAGAACAAGGGGATAGACGGGGCAGATGTGCTTCTGTTCTTCAACTACTCTTTGAACTACCCGCACTTCGGATTGTCCGATGACCTCCCGGTGATGGATGCCGTGAACGGCGGGCCGTGCTGGATTGCGGCCTTCAACGAGTACGGGTTGGATATTCCCCAATTCACAAGGTACACCCACCGGGGGCAAGACCCGGAGTTGCTACTGGACTTCGGATTCCCGCGGGAGGTGGATATTACGGGCATCCGATACGCGGCGGGTTATACCATCTATGAACAGGCGTGGCAGCAGTATATCCGGGACAGGCTGAACGTTCACGGGAAGGTGATGACCTGCAAGGCGTGGATTGACCGCCCCGGCCCGGAAGCATTGCGGAAGTTCTACTGGTATCGGGGAAGCCTTTGGATGCTCAATAAAATCTCCAACTACTCGCTGACCACCTTCGACCCTGCGGAGTGCGAGTTCGTACAGGTTCGTGACATTGCTAACTACAAGAATCAATACTAATGGAAGATGTACAGATTTTGAGGTTCGCCGTCGAGGGCGCGGATTCCATTTCCGACCTCAAAGACAATATCCGGGAACTAAAGAAGCAGATTGAGGGTTATACCGAAGTCATTGACGGGAATAAGGTCAAGATTGAGGGCCTAAAAATCGGCACGGATGAGTATAAGCAAGCCCTCAAAGAGCTGGAGGAAAACCAGGCCGCCCTGCGTAATGCGATGCACGGGACGGCCACTTCGATGGAGCAGGTAGCCGCTGCCGCGAAGGGACAAGACCAATCGTATAACGGCCTTGTCCGCACGATGGCTATCTATAAGGAGGAACTTCGGGCGATTGACACCAGCACCGTCGAAGGGACGGAGGCTTTTAAGAACAAGGCTCGGCAGATTGATGCGGTCAACTCCAAGCTGAAAGCCCTTGACGAAATGCAGGGCAACTACCAGCGCAACGTGGGTAACTACAAGAGCGCGATTGAGGGTTTGTCCGGGGCATTTAAGGCAACGGCAGGAAGTGCGGCTGGTATCATTTCCCCGCTTACTGCGGTGACCGGGGGCCTAAAGGCCCTGTCCGCAACGCCCGCCATCGCAATCCTCGGTCTGCTGGCTAATGTGCTGAATAAGGTAATGGAGGGGCTGAAATCCTCCGAACAGAACACGATGGCGATGCAGAAGGCCCTCGCCGTGTTTCAGCCCATCCTTAATGCAACCACTAACGCCCTGCAAACGATGGCGGGGTGGCTGGTCAAGATTGTGGAGGGCGCGGGCAAGGCGGCCCGGTGGCTGGGCCTTGTGAAAGGGGATGCCGCCGATGCGATGCAAGCCCTTACCGCCGCCGAGCAGCAGCTTATTCTTGACCAGCGCGAAATGCAGGTCTATGAATCGCGGGTACAGGCCGATATTGCTAAACTGCAAGCGGATGCGGCAGACAGAACCAACAAAACGGCGGCAGAGCGAAAGAAGGCTGCCGAGGAAGCGCAACGCCTGTCGGAAGAATTGTTCAACAAGCAATACGAACTCGCCCAGCGGGATTTGGATTTGCAGGAGCAACGGGCGGCCCTCACGCAGAACGATGCGGCCACGAATGAAAAGTTAGTGGCGGCAAAGGTCAAACTCAACAACCTTGACAGGGAGCGGGCGCAACGGCAGCGGGCCATCACGCAGCAGGAGAGCAGCGCGGTCAGCGAATTATCAAAACAAGTCAACACGGCGTCAGAGACCTCCGAGAAGGCAGCAAAGAAAACCCTTAAAACTTGGGCGGATTTCGAGAAGGAGCGCAAGAGCAGGGAATCCAACTACAAACTCTGGACGGACGAAATCACCAAAGACATCGAAACCGAGTTCCAGAGCATCACGGAAGATGTGACCGCCCTGCTTGGTGAGTATGAGGAAGCGCAATGGGCCGCGATTGAAATTGAGCGGAAAGCGGAAGCGGAGCGGCAGCGCATCCAAAAGGAACGACTCGCCTCGTTTATGGGCTACACCTCCACCCTATCGGATTTGTCCGGGGCGATTGCCGACATCTACGAAGCCGATGCCGATGCGGACGAAGCCGCCGCGAAGAAGGCAAAGGGGTTCAAGATTGCGAGCGCCATCCTTTCTACCATCAATGGAGCGGTATCCGCCTTCACCTCCACCTGGTCTGCGGCCGAACTGCCCCTCTCGGTTAAGGCAGTCCTCGCCCCGATGAACGCAGCCGCCGTCCTCGCAGCCGGGTACGCACAGGTGAAGCAAATGAACTCAGTCAAGGTAGGGAATGATTCCTCCAGCGCAGCCGTGCCCGCCCCGGCCTTCTCCCCCTATGTGGCCCAAGTAAGAAACGTGACCGGGCAAAGGGAGGAAGAACGATTGTACCAAAATCAGCGCGTATTCCTCGTTTATAGCGACCTTGAAATAGCCAATACCGCCCACCGCGTTAAGGTGCGGGAAACGGAGTTTTAGACGGCAAAAACGGGGCGTTTTAACAAAAAGGGGTCTTTGTCTATTTCACGGAAAGTGAATTGATGGCAAAGACCTCTACTATTGACGGAATCCCCGTATACGAAGCCCTGCTCTCCGACGAGGAGTGCGGGATGATTCGGATTTCCCTTGTGGATGCCCCGGCGGTTCTCTCCGGCTGGCAGACCTTCAAGAAGGTACAAATGTACGCCGTGCAGGACGAGGAACAGAGACTTGTCCGGGGCGTGGTGATGCGGGCCGATTTCCCTATCTATCGAGTGGATAACAAGGGCGGCGAGTATTATATCATCTACCGGGCTGACACCATCCGGGAAATGGCAGAGAAGTACCTTGCCGAATCCCGGCAGAACAACGTGGACACGATGCACGACGGCAACGAGGTGGACGGCGTGGAGATGGTGCAGTTCTTTATCAAGGACACAAGCAAGGGTATCAATCCCGAGGGCTTCGACGACATCGCGGACGGCTCCCTGTTCGCGGAGTTCCACGTTACCAATGACGATGTGTGGGCCGCAATCAAGGACGGCACTTATCAAGGCTTCTCCCTTGAAGGTGTTTTCGGATTCGCCACCGAACCCAACCAGCAGGACATAGACGAAATCGTGGACGGGCTGGCCGGGGAATTTTCAGCAGCAAACAAAGACACCAAGAATACGATTATGGCAAAGATTGAACGCATTTTAGAACTTCTCCGCACCCGGCTGGAAGCGGAGCAGAAGGCCGAGCAGAAGTTTGGCCGTGTAACCACCGACAAGGGCATCATCGAATGGCCCGGCGAGGAGGACTTGAAGGAAGGTGATTCCGTGGAGGTCGTCACCGAGGATGACACCCGCGAAGCTGCCGCCGACGGGGACTACAAGACCGAGGACGGCAAGACCATCGTGGTCGTGGACGGCAAGGTCGCGGAGATTCGTGACCCGGAAGCCGAGGTTGCACCCGAGGGCGAGGAAGCCGCCGATGTTGAAGCAGAGCCGGAAGCCGAACCCGATTACAAGGCCCTGTACGAAGAAGCCCTTGCGAAGATTGCGGAACTGGAAGCGGCCCTCGAAGAAGTCCGCAACGCCGGGGTCGAAGCCACCCAGCAGGCACAGGCCGAAGCCGAGACCCTTTCCGCCGAGGTCGAATCCCTCCGGGCACAGGTGACCGAACTGAAAGCCCAGCCCGCCGCCAAGCCCGCCCACGAAGAAGTGAAGGAGCAGTCCTTCCGCAAGACCGGGGCAAAGGGCCTTGACCGCGTGGCCGAACTGATGAGCAAGTAGGTTTTTTAACACTCGCTTAATCAAGTCTATTTCACGGCAGAAATCACTCAAAAACTGAAAAGATATGGCAGTTACCAATTTCCTCGTCACCTCCCTCCCCGCCTATGTGCAGGAGAGCCGTGACCTCATCATCAAGAACTTTGCGCTGGTAGGTTCCGACACCCGCCGCCGCATCGGTCTGCGCACGGGCATCAAGTCCGGCGAGCATCTTCCCTTCCTTGACTTCAACCTCGTCCTTCAGTCCGGCTCCGGCTGCGGTTTCAACCCGCTTGACGAGGCTACCCTCACGCAGAAGACTGTCAATGTCGTGGCCCTCAAACACGACGGCCAGCTCTGCCCCGAGACCCTGCTGGGCAAGTACGCCGAGTACCTTGTCCGCATCAACGCCACCGAGAACGACCTCCCGTATGAGGCCTATCTGATGGACGTGATGGGCCGCGAGGTCAACAAGGTCATCGAAAAACTCATCTGGCAGGGCAACACCACCAGCGGACAGGGCAATATGGCAATGCTCAACGGCTTCCTTGCGCAGTTCGCGGGCGACACCGATGTCCTCACCGCCACCGCTGGCAATGACATCTATGAGTCCGTGCAGAATGTCTATATGGCGATGCCGGATGAGACCCTTGACCGCGGCGGTATGATTTTCATCTCCCCGGCCAACTACCGCGCCTTCCTCCAGGCAATGGTGGCGAAGAACTACTACCACTATGCTGGCCCGAACGATGCCGCCCCGGAGACCTTCGTGTTCCCCGGCAGCGATGTCGTGGTGGTCAAGACCCCGGGCCTCGCTGGCAGCAACGCTATCGTGGGCACGTTCGCCGACAACCTCACCTACCTCACCGATGTGGATGGTGACGAGGTGGATGTCGACCTGTGGTGGTCGCAGGATGACCGCCTGTTCAAGTGGCAGGTCAAATGGACTTCCGGCGTGGCCTACTACTTCCCGGCACAGATCGTCCTCGGTACGGCTTAAGCACACCGAAACCGAAACCAAGAGGGGCGGGCCGCAACGCCCGTCCCTTTTTCTTCGATAACACAAAAAAGTTAATAGATATGTCTTGTAGTCAAGTCCTTTCCGCAATCCCGAAAGATTGCGAATCCAACCTCGGAGGCATTAAGCGGGTTCTTCTCGCCAACTTCGACGATGTGACCGCCGTGGCCGTGACCGACAATATCATCACGGCTATCACGATGACCGCCAGCAAGAAGTTCCTGGAGTATAACTTCCGCCCGAACACGGGTTCGATTTCCTCCAAATACCAAGTGCCCGACACGGGCGCAAGCAACTATGTGCAGACCGACCTCGTTATGGCCTTCAACCGAATGGAGACCGCCAAGCGGGCCGCGATTGTCGCGCTGGCACAGGCCGACCTCGTAGCCATCGTGGAGGATATGAACGGCAAGTACTGGTATCTCGGCAAGGATGCCCCGCTTCGCCTGTCCGATGGTGCTGCCCTGTCCGGCACGGCCCGCGCCGACCGCAACGGGTACGATGTCACCCTCATTGACGAGAGCGCGGAACTCCCGTTCGAGGTGCAGGAATCCATCATCTCCGACCTCCTGTAAAAGCTGCGTTTCTATGCGATTGACCCCGGCTTCGGCTGGGGTCTTTCCGTTATATGAAAAAAAATCTTCACATTTTTTTGAAAAAGTTTTGGATATTCAATTATTGTTTGTATATTTGCATACGAAAACAAAAACAAACAACGCCTTATGAAACACGAAATCAATTTTGACAAACTGACCTACTTGGGGGTTAAGATGGTTCTTGATTGCACACCCGTCGGAATAGCGGTCGCGGTTCTCTCTGCCACCAATCACCTCTCTCCGGCACAGGCTGTTGAACTGAAATCCCGAATCATTACCGCAATCCGATAACCCTTTAATCTCATACCTTATGAAACTCTCAATGGAAACAATGACCCGCGAAATCCTTTGTGAAGCCGTCAAGCAGAAACTTCTCCGCGGCGAACCGATTGGCTGGGACATCAACTATGTGGCCGGAGAAATCCGTCACCTGTACTACCGCTTCTACATCGCAGACCAATATGCCCTGCTTCGCGCCGGGGCGGTGGATGCCGGGACAATCGCCCGGAAGATATACGCCAACCTCTATGAACGGGGGCACTACCAGGCCCGCGCCCGGCTTGTTGCCGAAGCGCTTAACAAGATTCTCGCATAACCCTCACCCGTTTCCAATCTGCAACCCGGCCCGCAAGGCCGGGTTTTTCCGTGATACTTTTCGATTCTGCGGCCCTCAAACCTTTTCCCGATAAATTATACCCCGGAAGCCTTCAAGGCCCTCAAATCGGCCTAAATAACAAATTCGGCGGCAAGTCTATTTCACGGAAAAGATATGATAT